TCATCAGCACCGGTGGTACTATAATGATATGTACCATATTTCTTACAGAAATCTTCCAGTTCTTCACGATAGGCTTTCTGTGCAGCACTATATGCTTTACGCGCGGCATCAACCTTTTCAGCTGCGGCTTTACGTTCAGCAAGAGCCTTTTCTTTCTTTTCTTTAGCAAGTGCCAGTTCGCGCTCTTTCTGGATCTTCGCAAGATTTTCTTTTTCTTTTAGTTCAAATTCTGCACGATTTGCTTCCTCAACAGAATTATAGAACTTATTGGTTTTGTCGCTATAAATTTTAATAGCCATACTCATAACCTCCCTATGTTATGAAAATTTATTTAGAAATGATGTTCCTTACCATCATTTTCTACTATTATTATACATGAAATTTTCAAAAAAGTCAAGTATTAGGAATTAATGTCCATCCAGCTGGATAGGCAGAGGGTGACCAAATATTATTATCTATAGCACTTTCATATACTTGACCTTCAAACATTACTTTATCGCCTTTCATGTATGGATTGGTGCTATCGGGTTGCTCCCATTCAGGAATAATATTTGTATCTGGAATAAGAACTTTTGCCCATAGGCTTGCCGCGGCAGGTGGGGTCCAGGCATCCTGTGAAGTATGAGCTTGAAGGCATTTATATAAAATGCCCTCATAGTTCACACGTTCATCTTTTATATATGCTTTGTTTGATTGCCAGTTAGCAAATAAATTTACTGCTTCAAGTGCGTCTTCGTCTGTTAAAGATGCAGCTGCTTTCTCAATATATGGACGGAGTTTTTGTGCTAATTCTAATAATGTCATAGTCAATCAACTCCTAATAAGATTTTTGCCGCGGATAATTCTTCTTCTAATGCGTCAATTTTAATATTTTGCGCTATCATATATTCATCTTTAGTATATTGAATATATTCATATTGAAAACCATTTATTTGATGTCCTTCAACTTCTTTTTCATATGGAGTAATGTTTTTAGCTACAAATACAAATTTATCAGTCATTTCTATTTCTGTTGGCCTAACAGAACTATATTGAATTCCATGATTAATCATATTTCATCACCCCATTGTATTTTCCCATTTAGTAATATTAGTATTATAAATGGTATTTTTAGTTGGTATAAACATTAAACGAGCGCCATATGATTTGTATGTAGTATCTGTTGGTAATTTATCACAGCCATAATAGAATGGGCCATTACTTTCACCAAAACTCCAGCTACCGCCAACAACGACTATTCTATTACCATTAAGATTAGAATCAAACCAACCATTATCACCTATTGGTAAAGTACTATTTGCATTCGCATCACAAGCTACTGGCATTAATACCCAATCATATTCTTTACTACCATAGCCTAAAGAAGAAATCCAGTTAGAAGTATTCGGTAATGAGAAATTAGCGCTACTATAATTATTTGTTGGAGCAGTATAAGAATAATTGTAATTAGTACAGACATATGGTATTCCGCCGCCTTGGGCTCCATTACCCTTAATCAGAACCCCGGTTATCATATTCCAAGTATTACCCCAAGGATTTTCCATACCACGATAACTAATCGCGGTTTTACCATTAGCTGTTTCAGTAAACGTTTGTCCACCATCATGCTCAAAAGTGGTAGTTGTAGCAGATCCACTAGAATTACCTAAACCAGAAGTCGCGCCTGTTAACGCAGCCTGATTTTTATTACCGTCGGTAGTAATATCACATATACCTTTTCCTAATGCAGTTTGACCATTTAAAGTACCAAATTCAATTATTTCAAGCATTTGATTGGCACTTTCAGCGGCGATATTAAAGATATGCCATCCCGCACCACGATTATTAGCAAGTTGTTCTGCTTTTTCTAGCGTTAAATTACTAGAACCAGTAATTGGTTTATTGAAGGGAATAGAAGTTAACATATCGTTATTGAAATCAACACCGCTTGCAGTTATACCAAATACTGCATTTTCACTTACATCATACACGCCGCCTTCATACGCGGATAATAATACATAATCTAATTCTTCACCATTAGCATTTATAAAGATTGGATGAAGTTTAAATCCACTTTGCTATGTACTAGAAACAATAATAGATTCTTTAACTACTTTTTTACCTACGGTTGCATTAGTTGTTATAAGTGGAACACGTTGATAATAGAATTTTGGTTGATAAACCATAATCTGTCCAGCACCGCCAGAAATATAACTATGAAAATCATTATCATCCTAGAAAGCTAAGATTTCACCACTATTATTAACAACACAACGTTTACGGCCACCGTACATAGAATAATTATTGAAATTTGCGCCCATAGTTAAGCCATATGCGCCTTGAGTACGTTCAAATGATTTATTAGTATAATCAATCTCAAGGCCCAGTGCATCAGTGGCTTCATAGCTACCACTATTTAATAACGCTTCAATTAATGCCTCTTCAGATACATTACTAGCAATAATGTTTCCATCAGATCCAATGACAACTAGTTTACCCTCATTGTCTGTGCCTAGATTACTAACGCCACCACCACCAGATCCACCAGATGGTATACTATCAATATAAGCTTTAATAGCTTTTTGAGTCATAGTGCCATCTTCATTATTACCAGCAGATTTGTATAATTTAGTAATGTTTTGAGTATTTAGAGTATTATCAGGATATGTAGTTACCATTTGAATAGTTTTAGCATTTGCTCCATCAATTACATTTGTATTAACAGTTAATTTTTTAACTTCTTCATCTACATCTTCTACATCTAAAGTATTGATTTGTGCAGATTGAGCGGTTTCTAATGCTTCCTGCGCAGCAGATAATAAATCAGCTGCTTCTTCTTTAGCAGTAGCAATTTCATCCGCGGCAGCCTCAACAGTAGCAATTGCTACATCTGCATCGTCTTTAGCTTTTTCAGCTTTCGCTGCCGCAGCATTGGCAATGGCTACATAGGTTTCAGTTTGTCCCTATGGAGTCATTGCTTTTGCTAGCATAATATCAATAATATCCATCAATCATCACCGCCTGTTACAGGAGTCATACTGTTCCACTATTTATCACTATCTGCAATAAAAACTTGAATAGCTGGTTTTAGTACAATAGCAACAGTACCAAGATTAATTTGAGAAGCAGGAATAGCATCTCGATCTTCAATGGAATCACAATAAAATTCATTTATAATTTCATTATCCATAGAACCACGTTTGGTCATTTTGTAGGCCATATTTATCACTCCTTATTATTCACCTTCAGGTGCTGATTCTTGTATATATTCATAAGTTTCACTAATATCTGCTTCAGCAGTATGCGTTGTCCCATTAAATATATGAGAACGTGAAACATGAGCTTTAAATGTATGGTTGCCTTCATAAGGTTGTGTGCCATCGTAGGTAATCCATCCATTACCATCATTCATTTGATAACTTACTGTAGTATCTGTGGAGAATGTCTTTGGAACTGCAGTAACAACTCCAGTATTATCATCTCTAGACCAAGTAACCTCTGTTGGAAGCTAGAGCGTAAGATTAAATGTGAAATTGTTTATTAAGTCATCAAATAATTCAATACTATGCTTTTGTTCTGGAGTCATCAGACCGGCTTCAGCAGTAGTTACAGTAGGAATTATTCTGGCATCAGCGTATGATTTTGCCGCGTCAAGACTATCTTTTACAGCTTTAGAAGTCGCGGCAATACCAGAAGAAGTGTTGTCAATTGCATCAGATAGTTTCGTTACACCATAAACTCCAGTTGTAGCAGTGGCAAGAGTAATCGCATTCGCGCCTGTATTTCCAGCTACGGTTAAGTTTAGTTCTTGTGCAGAATTACCAGCAGCCGTAATATTTAGAGATGGTTCAAAGGCAGCAGTAGTTACGGTTGCTAATTTGCCGTTAGTTTGTGTAATACCAGTAATATATCCAGTACTATTAACTGTAACTGTACTATCTAATTGATTAATAGCATCCCATACGCCCTATGGAGTGGCCGCGGCAGTGGAATTTGTAGAATCTTGCGTATTAGATAATACTGTTACACCATAATTAGTCGTTGTAGCGGTATCTAGGGCAACCGCAGAGCTTTCATTACCAGCGATAGAAATACTTAAATATGGAACCGTTGAAGAAGTACTAACAGTATGATTTAAAACTGGACTAAATGTCGTTTCAGTCATAGCAATAATACCATTTGTTTCCTATATTCCACTGATAAATGCAACAGAAGAAGCTGTAACAGTATTATTTAATGTATTAATAGCATTTTTTACACCTTTACTAGTTACTGCTAAAGTTTCATCTTCACTAATTACATTATTATTTACAGTATCAGATTTTAATTTAGTTACACCATATAAACCTGTAGTAGCTTTATTAAAGGTTGTGGCAGTATTACTATTAGAATTGTTACCGGCTACGCCAAATAAAATAGTGGGAGCATTAGTATCAGTTCCGCTAGTATAAGTAATTGCAGGGTCGAAGTTTGCACGAACTACTGCAATTTTACCATCTGTTTCTGACACCTAAGATACATATTGAGTACCAACTGCTGTATCTGAAACATCCAAAAATTCAATAGCATTTTTTACACCCAACGCTGTAACTGCTAGTGTATTATCACTAGATAACATGAATGTATTATCATTAGATGCAGTATCTGGAATTACTGTGCTATGATTTAATTTGGTTGCACCATAATATGCAGTAGTAGCAGTTGGCATATTCTATGTTGTATGAGTATTTCCACCCACACTAATAGTTAATGTAGGTGTAGTTGATGCATTATTTGCATCTGCGCTCCATGTTGTTCCCAGATTAAATGGTCTATGTGTAACTTGAATCTAACCCTCTTTTTGTGTTACTTTATTAACAAAATAAGCATCATCCGTGCCAAATTGTTCGTCTCCTGATAAATTTACTGTATTATTAGTACTATCATTATCGTCATCATTATAATTTAAATGAATAACACCAACTTCAACATATTCAGAACCGCCCCAGCGATATGAACGTCCTGTACTTAAATCGACATAAATTTTTCCTGTTTCTGGGCCTGCTGGGGTATGTGCATCATCGGGGTTAGAATCGGTTGAACCACTTGGAAAATGGGAAAAATCTTCACATTCAATTATATCATCAACATACGATGGTAATAATGAAGAAGGAATAATACCATGTTCATTAGTTTTTACAACTTTGTAACCCGCGCCAGAAGGATCATTAGCATCATATGAAATAGCATCATCTATTATTTGATAACTTTTAATAGCAATTGTATGTGTTGTTGCGTGAATTAAACCATTTTCCTATGTTAAACTTTGTAGGGTTCTATCCTATGAAAAACCATTAAAATAGTGTTTTTCTGCATCTTCTGCAGTTACCTCTTGTGGAGCACTTTCGTTTTTATAATCTAAATCATCTATTAAATTTAAAGCTCTACGTATACCATTTTCTATATTATTTAATCGCAAGGATGAAATAACGTCTCCTTTTTGCCAAGCTGGCTCGTAACTATATGTATATGCTTCAGCCATAATCCTTTACCTCCTTATGTTAAAGTTTTATCTAATGAAATTTTTAAATCAAATGCTCCTCCAGGTACCGTTGCACTTATTAATCGAACTTTTTGTGCTTCACCTGTAGAAGCGGTTAACTTAGATAAAAGACATTGATAATTTGCTAATATATTAATATTTATATCTGTTGGTGGGTCAATAGTTACAAAAGTATGTGGAATATCATAATAATATTGACCATTAGAAGGATACCACTGTTCTGTAGTAGCTGCTGCTGCTGTGGAATTAGTAATTGCTACAGTAGTAGTTAAATGTGTTAATTGATGTACGTGATCACTTCTACTAAAAGATACTGCAGTGCCAGTTGTTGGTGTCATACCTAAGTTGTTAGGTACGTCAGAAGTTGTAGTAACAGTTACAGTACCATCACTTACTGACAAACCAGATCCAACTTTCATTATACCAACACTAGAAGTCGTAGCTAAAGGTATATTTGCTGTGGTAACGGTTACCTTACCATTTCCATCTTGTGATAAAGACTTAATAAAATTAATTGATTCTGTAGTATTAGATGCATTACCATAACTAAGACTTTCTTGAGCAATTTTATAAGCAACATTTGTACCTAATTTATCCCAAGTACTACCATTATAAACATAAACTCCTGGACTATATGAACCAGAAGTGGTTGATAAAATAAATACATAACCATTAGTTAAATTTGTATTTGGTAAACTTGTTCCTGTGCCCTTATATGTTAATGCTTTATTTAAACTAAGTGCTTCAACTACACCCGTAATATCAAAAGAGCCTCCTAATGATGCGCTTGCAGCGCCAATAGAAATTGTTGAACTTGATAATTTATCAACTGGAATGGTACCTGATATATGGGCATCTGTAATCTATCCCCATGTGGGTACAGAACCACCTCCACCTAATAATACTTGCGCGGTGCTCCCTGTTCCAAGAGATCCAAATGTACCACTTGTATTAGTATAATAGGCTAATCCATATTGTGTGCTTGTAATATTGGCTTGAGTTGCTTTTGTTGCGCTAGAGGCGGATTTTGCTGTACCATTAAAATATTTAAAAGTTGCTGTACTATTAGTCGCACCGGCCAATATATTTGTTGCTGGATTAAAAGTTAATCCTGTATCATTAAAATAGGCCCCAGTTGTTATTGTTGTTGCGCCAATTTCTTTAAATAAAATAGGATAGTTATCACTTGTGCTTACTTTTGTCATAGTAACTTTTTCATCTGTCCATGGTATTCCAACATAGGCATAATCACTATTATCTAATGCTACTTTATAAGTCTACTATGATGAGCCTGTAGAGCTACTAATTTTAATACCACCCAGATTAGTACTTGTTGCTGTAGGCACGACTGAATTTGGTAATGTTCCAGATGCGACATAAGAAGCATTTAAATTATTAATATATGCACCATTCCATCTATGCGTACTATTACCAAGACTAAAATTACCATCTTCTGTTGGTATAATATTAACTCCAAAATTTAAATCACCCATTCATCCTTTCACCTCTTTATGTAATAGTAGCATTACCACTTCCATCAATTGAGAAATGTAATGTCATTTCATCTGCAACACCATTTGGAATAGCAATGCTAAATGTATGATTATTAGTCATTTTAACTCCGGTTAAATAATATGTTGAACCATTCCAGGTGGTTGCTGTTGATTGTGCGGCGTAGGCTAATGCCCCATCAGATTTTTGTAACCATCCAGAAACAGTATCATAGTTAACATCGCCTCTTGCGGCAGCTCCGCGAGGCTAAACACTAATACCACTTAAATTTACACTAGATACTGTAACATTAGTATTAGAAATAGTTGCATTAGTATTAATTAAATTGCCTCCTGTAAATGAAGGAGAAGCTTCTCTTAATGGTACATAATATAAATCACCATCTTTTTCAGTTGTGTTAGCAGAACCGCCAATTTCTCCTTCTGCACCAGTTAAATAGCCCTCTTGCAGTATAGTAGATGTAATAGGAATATTTGTTGTTTCTGGGGCATTTGCAAATACAGAAATAAAGAATCCAGAAACGGGTTCGACTGTAGTAATAGTAGAACCAACATTTAATGAACCCGATATACTATCAGTACTCATTACAACGGTTGGCATTGCTGCAACTTTAGAACCAGACAAAGATACTGACGCTGAAGGAATTGTAAAATATTTTGCAAACTATGCTGTATTATTTGTTGCTAACCAGCCAGCAGTATTTACTGTCGCTGTATTTAAAATATTTAATCTTAAATAATAACCACTATTTGGTTGTGAATTTACAGTATTAATTGTGACGTTTGTATTATTTTGTACAACAGATGCACTTGAGCTTAAAGTTATCGCGGCAGATGGAATAGGAATATACTATTTATTACTATTTGCTGCCTAGGTTTTTGCCGTTACTGTACCAGTCAAATTTGTAATTTTTTTAAGACTAGTTGGCGCAAATCCTGCAGTGGCTATCTATGCAGTGTGTGTACCTGTTAATTCCGCGGTTGTACCAGTAGTATTTGCTGTTGCGGTTGCTATTATTGGAATAAAATATTGATCAATTAATGCTGAATTAGTAGTTGCTTTTAATGTATTTAAACTTGTTTTTCCGCTTGGCATAGTGGTGTGAGTATTCATTGTTACACTCGCAGGTGAAACAGTCACTTCCGCAGTAATGGTACTCGCCTATCCGCTGAGTGTAGCGGTAGATACGGTGAAATATTTAGTTGTTGAAGAAGCATTTAATGCCCCAGTATTCATCCATCCTGCAGTTGAAATTGTAGAACTGCCAGATCCAACCATTCCAATATAATAGCCAGAAGCGGGTTGTGTAGTTGTTCCAGTTGAAGAAATAACATTTGAAATATTATTTGTTATACAAGTAACATCTGATGTATTGGCGATTCCGCCACCCGCTTTTACTTTTGCATTAAATATTATATCTTTATCCGAATAATTACCTTTAGTACTAAATTTAAGCGTTGTACCTGTTGCCTTTGTGAGTGTATATTCACCAGTAAAAACCGTCGTAGAGTTTAAAGTTGCTGTATGTAAAGTAGCCATTTCATCATCTCCTTTTTACTCAATTAAAATGAGATGATTAGGATACCACATAATCGCCATTATAAGTTGCAATATTTCCAGTAATTTGCTGACCATCTGCATCCCAAGCGCCATAACCCTATAAAATATATCCAGCAGAAGCAAAAGTGGCCTAATTTAATGAATCTGGTACTAATTTAGCTAAACTAATATAAGTATCGTCAATATATCCCTTATTTATAAATAACCCACCTCCAGTAGTTAATATTGGAGATGCGCTATCATTAGAGATATCTGCATATGTATGTCCAGTTACAGAAGTATTTGTAAAAAAGCCACTGTCTAAAGTAATTGATACATTCTTTTTACCATCACAACTTACTGTTGTAGTTGCTGTTGGTGACAATGATAGAGTGCCGCTATTATCCTATGCTGTATAATATAAATCAGCAGTGTGATATCCTGCACTAACTTTAATCTATTTTCCACGATTAATAGTAGCAGTACTGGTTCCACCTGAAGTATTATTAGTAATAGTTCCTTTTACAATGTATTTATTACTACCTGCAGTTACTGTAGGTGTAATTGAAACAGTATGGTCTGTAGAAACAGTGCTACCAGTACTTAAATAACCGGCTGAACTAATAGTTGCTTTACCAGAAGCAGTAGAAACACCAGCAACACTAGTTCCAGTTGGGGTAATTGTCCAGTAATCAGTTCCATCAGTTCCACTTGGTTTTGTCGTTGTTCCTATATTAGAAATAGTACCACTTAAAGAACCAGTTACTACCGGCGCAGTTGTAATACTATGAGCATTTACCGAGGCATTATAAGCACCAGGTGCTCCAGAAGATGCTGCTCCTATAATTAAAGTGCGATCTGTATTATATCCTTCACTGATATTAACTGTTTGTGCAGTCGTTAAAGGAAGAATAGTATCACCACTAGAAATGGCTGTAGTTCCATTCTACAAAGTTGATTGTTTGATTTTACCAATTGCAACCGAAGAATCCACTACTGTATAGGTATCATTTGTAACCCAGCCGGCGTTTGGAAATTGTATATTTCCATTTAAACTAATAGAAGGAGAATACGTACCACTTGTTGCAGATCCTAAATTTAATGCATTAGTAACATTTTCAATTTGTAAACTAGGATTTCCTGCGTTAGGAGTATTGATACGAATACCAATATTTTTATCTACAAATTTATTTTCTGTAGAAAGTACAACTCCAGCTTGGCCAGCACTTGTAACGGTATGCTCTAATAAAAATTGTCCTTCAAATGTAGTCATTGTTGCCATATAATCACCTTCTTATATTTTATATTATAGTCCCTGTATATACAGGTACGGTGACATCGGCTGATCCATCAAATTGATAGACACCACCAGCACCGAAAGTTAGTTTATGTGCCGTTTGTTTTGCTATAATATTATTAATATCTGTTCCACCGAGCGTACCCGCATCAATAAAGGGTAAATTAGGAACAGTAGTTGATCCATCGCCCACCTTTAAACGACAAAAAGAGTGAGCATTATCAGTTGAATAAATGATAAGCTCACCCTATTTTGGTATAAAATTTACCGCTAAGTCCCAATGGGCTTCAGTATCATTTTTCAACTGAATTCTGGATTTTATAGTATTTTCTGCCATAAAATCACTTCCTTGGCATCATTTCAGCCAATTCTTAATTATATAATTTATCAGATCCATTCCCGCAATCAATTACGAGATATGTTGTTGTTTGTGTTAAATGTCCTACGTCGCCATCATAAGCAATATCATTTAAATTGCTTGGAGCGGCATTAATTTTTGTTGCAAGAGCAGAATCTAAATCACTTTCACTGATTGTACTTTTACCAGCTAAAGTCCCTAATGTAACACTTTTATCTGAAGTGTCTACTGTTGTCGCGGTCGCGCCCACTTTAATAATTTCAATAACATTGACTTCTGCTCCAGTTTCAATACCACTTAATTTTGTTTGATCCGCTGTTGAATAATCATTAGTTGATAATCCTTTACCAGCTACTTTATCAACTTTATTACTTAAATCATCAGCAATAGAAGTTCCAGAAGTGCTACCTGCAATTTTACTTTGGGCAATGGCCGCATTGGCAGCAATATCGCTATTAGTAATGCTGCCTTTTACTGCATAACTGCCTTCATCACCCAATAATTGCCATTTTGTTCCAGTCCAAACAAATTCTTGACCATTTGTTTGATTGGGATTGGTGTAATATAATACAACATCACCAGGTTGTGCATGAGTAAAATCATATCCACTAATATCAGGATCAAAGTTACTATTATTAACAATTGCGCTAGTTGCAACACCAATAAAATGCATTGCACCTGTTAAACCAGATAAAGAACTAGTTACATAAGATTGAACCGCACCGCTAGTAATTAGATTGGTACTATTAGAAGTTACTTCTGTATCAATTGCTTTTGTAGTAATTGCACCAGTTCCATTACCAACTAATACTTGACCACTTGTGAATGTACTCGCCCCAGTACCACCGCGAGAAACAGGTAGTGTACCAGAAGTAATATCATCTGCGCCAAGACTACTTCTTAAAACTGAAATTTTACCATCGGTTTCTGATACCTAAGTAACAAACTGATGACTAACAGCAGTATCTGTTACATCTAATTGCTGAATATCATGTGCTACTTTATTACCAATTTGACTAATTAAACTAGTACTGGTATCAGCCCAATTTTCCAATGTAGCAATACGATCTGTAACTGAATTTAAATCAATTGTGCTTGTAGTTGTCCACGTGCTAGTTCCTAATTCTTGATATTGTAAAAAATATTTATTCGCATCCGCACCCGTACCAGTTTGAATACGATATTTAGTATTAGTATCATTAATCTATCCACTCACATAGTCACTTAAACCAGAAATTTCATTTGCAGAATATGTGGGTTTGGTTGCGGCTTTGGCCCAAGCATAAACATCGCCTGCTACGCTCTAAATCCATCCTAACTGTGCAAAGGTTTTTGTTCCATCGCCGACTTTTATACCAATTGCAGGAGGAGTTAATCCAGAATCACTGGTACCACTCGCTACTTCGGCAATAGCAACTTCACCCTTTTTTAATACTAAATTACTAGTAGTCCAATTTGCGAGAGTATCGTATTTTAGCATAATACGAGATTTTATAATATTCTCAGCCATAAATTATCCCTCCTGTTAAGCTGTTCCGCCATTTATGACAAAATCATCACCATTCGGAACATATAGTAATGATGTGGAAACTCTATTTAATGTCATAAAACCATCTTGTCCTACTGCTATATGATTAGGCTCGGTAGAAGATTTTACGCCACCTAAATGTTCAGCATTAGCAACATTTAAATCAAAATCAGCAGAGCCGATTTTATCAAATGTTCCATTTACTAACATATATTCATCATATTTATCATCATGTAAAACCATATAAATAGTTTGTTCATTTGCATTAGCAACAGACGGTAAGCTATTTACTATTTCTCGTCTAAGGTGCCCTGCCGCAGCTACTGCTGCATCAACATAACGTTTATTAGCGGGATCTGTTGCTGCAACCGGATCATTCGTAATTACTAATGGCGCATTTATTGTGTTTAAAATCTATTGAATTTGATTTTGAAAACTTTCGCTAAAAGTTAAACTACCATCTGCTAACTTTGTAAAATAAGTTGCATGAAGTTTATTTATATATGGTAAACTATTCCACTATGTATTACCATTTCCTACTTTAATTAATAAGGTATCATCTTCTAATCCAAACTCGCCCGCGAGTAATACTGGATTTCTTGTTGTCCAATTAGTGGCAAGATCATGACGAATTTTAATATTTACATTTACCTATGTTGGTATCATTATGCCTCACCACCATTAAGAGTAGTATTGGTAATTAACATTGTGTTCACAGGAACATATTCTGTTCCAGACCAATAATATAATATTTTATCATTCAAATCAAAATATAATTGATTATCATTTCCAATTTCAGGGAAATTATCAAATATACTAAATACTATCTATTGTTCATGCGCAGCTAAATAAGAGCCAAAATTTTGTGTAAATTCTTCATAGGTTCCAGAATAGCCACTACTTTCTGCAAAATCATATAATTCCTTTTTAAGTTTACCAATCTTAATTGTGTTCCATGGATATATAATATCAAGATCAGATAAGACGGTTTGTGAAGGCATAATATATGAATCATATTCCAACAATAAATCTCTAGTACGTGCCCTATTACTCTTATACATTACGCGTCACCTTCCTAATTGCACAGGGAGGTAATTTAAACGCCGCATAATATGAATCTACTTCTTCATATTGGGTTTGGTTATTTTCATCCTAATATGGTTTACGCATAATAACAATATCCCAAGTATAGCGTCGCCCTTTATCATCTGCCTCTATATTTATTGTATCATTTGGTACAAAATTAAATATTAATGTTTCGGATGGTTCCATTATTTCTATTGGCTTTTCGCATACTGTAACATGAGTTAAGTTATCATAAATAGCAAAAATCGCCTTATCACCAGCATCTACTGTTCCTAAAGTTGGAATAGTAAAAGAGCCAGTATCTCCCTATGGAATAATTAATTTTCTTCCAATTAATCTAATCATTGATATCACCATCCTAATTTCTTTTTGTATTTATGATATAGAACCTCCTATTGTGGAATAATAACAGTCATATCATAGTTAATGGCCTCTAAGTTTAATAATTCTTTTTCGGCCTGACAAAGTTCTTTACTTACATCTCTAATGTAAGCATCTATTTCAATTGCCGCATCAATTTCATTTATAGCGGCAAGTTCATTTCGCATTTGCTAATATAAAATTTTAGTTGAATGTTCCCATTCAATCCATTTATTCATTAATTCTTTAATTGCGGATTTTTTCGTTCCCGTATCTACAGCCTAGGTAGTATACTTATACCACATATCTGGTATTAATTTTGGTTTTATTATATCTTCTAACTATAAAAGTTTAAAATAATGAGAAGCATAATAATGTAATAATTTTCTATATCCAGATTGTTCTTCCATATAGTGATAGGTTTGACACATACTATGGCCCCATAATCCTAAGAATTCATATGCTTTCACCAATTCATCGTGAAAACATACGCCTTCGTGCATATGTGTAATTATTTTAGTAAAAATTTCTTCAACTGTCATAACAATTCCTCCAAAAGAAGGCGGGCACACAGGCCCGCCATATTAACGAATTTTAGTAATAACAACATTAATATGAGCATCACTTAATGCGGTATCACCATTAACAAACTAGAGGGTTGTTGGACTAGTTAAACAATTACAATTACAATTATTTTCAAAAGCACGAACAAATGTTTTAAATCCAAATGTACGTGTATCTGTAATTGCTGCGGGGACAAAAGTAGTAATAGCTTGTGGCTATGCAACCCCATTAACCATTAATTGGATCGATACTTCTGTTGCTGCATCTGGTGTTGCAAAACCATCCATTTCAACTAAATAAACACCAGCCTTATTTAATTGAATAGTCGCTGGCGCATTTAATGTTTCAGCGCATCCCTTATCTAATGCTACATTATTAAAAGGAAATGTAGTATTTTCAGCAACAGTTAAATTACTAGAATAAACCTATAACATAAATCATTCCTCCTTAATATGAAAAAAGAGGGCGTACAAAGTACGCCCTTAAATGTTTGGTGTACTTAATACACTCGGATTACATGTTACATCCTCCACAGAAAGGAGAATTACCAGCATTATAAGTCCAACCATTAGGATATCTTACAACACCTTGTAAAGCATTTTGAAGTTCTAACTAATCAATACGATTCTACATTGCTTCAATCTTATTACTCATAATAGCATCAAGAATCTTCTGACCTTGTGCAGTAATGTTAGCATTAGTTGCCGCATCGCGCATTGCTGCGTCATAATTATTTTGCATTAATTGACGAGTTAAGCCACCGCAACATTCATTCTGATTTGCTAATAAATTAGCCTAACCTACTGCTAATCCAGCTACATCACGTTGTAATTCACTATATTTATCACCAATATAGTTTACAACATCATGATATACCTGATTAGTAGTTTGTACTCCTGTCATTGAAGCTGCATTAACTGCGGCCATAATGTCACGAGTTTGAGCCTGTAAGTTCTGATTATCAAAGCCACGATTAATATCGTTCTGAATAGCGTTAGAATTACCAGCGCCACCATTCCAACCAAAACCGCCGCCCATCATTGCTAGAATAGCGAAAAGCCAAATCATTCCGCCCCAGCCATTGCCAAAACCATCGCCATCGCGAGACATTAAGGCAACATCAGATGCTGTTAAACCGTTTTCACCCATTTGTATCACCTCATAAAATAATATTGCTAGAAGAAATAATAACCTATTATTTCTACCTTAAACAGAATATTATTTAACCGTGTTGGATTCCTTACACGCTCGACCCTTGGGGTGGTAGAACGTAATAAGTTCAATTAAATCCTTCTAACATAGATTATGTACAAAATGGGGCGTTAAACTATATATATTTTTTTTAATAGATAAAAAAAATAAGTGCGATTTTCATCGCACTTATTTTACCGTTTACCCATTTATATAGCTAAGTATCTCTTGCGAGATAACTTGGAGGCATCTGCTTTAATTTTTTTCTCTTTCTCTTCCTTACATATATATTATAACAGAAATTTCACCAAAAGTCAAATATTAAATTATAATGGTCAAATATTTATTTTAATAATTCTTGTATTAAATTATTTGGGTCAATTCCTTGTTGCTATGCCATTTGTTTGGCTAAATTTTCCCAATTTCCATTACTATTTAATACATCTAAAATAGGCTACATACTAGGATTATTTTGTAAGGCTTGCATTAATATTTGCTATGCGTTTGGTACACCGCGAAGAGAATGCATTATATTACGTACATACTCAATTGATTTACTCAGTTGTTGTTGCTGGAATTGTGGCTGCGGTTGCGGTGCTACGTTTCGCATTTGACTTATTCTACTTGCCATTTATCCATTCCTCCACTGCGCCCAATCGCGCTAAAATACTTTCCATATCTACTGGTTCTGTCTTCTTATGTGGTAATACATCAAAAGGCATTACATTTTTATTACCATTGGCATCAGTACGAATCCACCAAATTATGTCTTCATCCGCATCTGGTAAATAAATCTCACTATTTGGTCCCATAGGAAATTGCCACGCAGCGTTTTCTCCATGTATGGGTTCTGCATGATATACTGGTAAACGCTAAGTTTGATATCCACCCCACATATTTTGATATGGAGTAAATTGAGCCTAGCCTACGACCATATTATTCTAATTTTGATTCTAATTCATCCAACTATTCATCAACCGGTTCCTCCCCATATTTACGACCACACTTGGGGCAGTAGTCGCATTGTCTTAAATTATTTGCTGCATCAAAGAAATATAAGTATTCTTTTTCTTTTTTACGTTTGGAATCCCAACAATAGAAACATCCAAATTCTTCCATAAATACCTCACTTTAATATAGATTCAATTGTTTTTAAGGTTTGCTAAAGGCTATCATAAATCTTTTTTAAATCTGTTTTTGTTATGGTTGTAGCGGTATTTTCACCTAAAAATTTATTCATGACATAACCTTTAATTCCATTATAAGTAACTTCAGACCAAGTTTCAGTTGTGGTGCTAACTTCTAATTTAGTACCATTAGGGATTCGCGCGAGAACCTTAGATGTTGCTATAGGCTCTGCGCGCATATTTAATGTTCCATTATTTGGTGTATTTACAAAAGTCTTCATTCAGCAACACCTTCTACGGCTTTCTGATCAAGATTAAGTTGTTCTACTTGAGCTTCAATCGCCGCACGAATAGTGTCCTCATCAAATGTTAGACCTTTCTTTTCTAATAGTTTCTTTGCTAGATTTAATGCATAGGCTAATTTATCTGCGCCCATTTTCGCGCCGAAGATTTTTTCTGCGGCAAAAACGACTGTCTGGGCGATTCCAGCTAACATAGATAGCTGTTGAGCAGATACATGAGCCTTAATATATGGCCATACAATCATAGTAAAGACACCACCAAGAATTAGAATAAGACCTAATAAAATTTGAGTAATATTCATAGCGAATACCTCCTTTTTCTTTTATTATAACATATAGAATAATTGATTGTCAAATACTTAATTACTATATTTTTTTACAAAAACAAAATATACGGTGTAATTCTAGCTAGTGCTGCCCTGCGTGCGAAAATAAAATTTCCATAAATTATCTACATAATTAGTATTTTTAGGAAAAAGATAAGTATTCCACGTACTACTAGGTATATATCCTAAATAAAAGACACACGCAACATCACTCTAGGCCCATCCAGTTGGAAGAGTTAATTCTACTATTGTATCAGTGTTTCCTGCTATACTTGAAAATGTCTATGATTTAATATTATAAATACTCGAATGTATTTGAGTATTCAAAGTCCCAACTGTCGTAGCTAAATCATTCAATTCCGTATCAATAGGTTTACTAAAAGTAGTAGAGGCCATTATTCCTCACCACCGTCCGGTAATTCTGGCATGTCACCTATTTGGGTACATGCTAATTGAAAACCATCACTAATACGTAATAAAGTTATAATTGTTAATGGACGTCCATCTGCATTATAACCAGCCTTACAAGCATCACTGTAAGAGCCATACGCGCGTCTACGTGTCTTTTCTAAATCATTATCATAATGACGAGAATCAAAAGAAGCTGGATATCCGGTTAAATTATTATATGCATTAGTTGCATCTACAACTTTCGCATTTACTTCATAAATTTCACGTCTCATATTAATTACCCCCAATAATATTTATATATTAACTATTATCTTTTTTCTTAAATGGAAAAGTTAACCAACAGCGTACAATATTATCTTTAGCCGCCGTTGCATACTAAAATACTTTTATAACATATTTTTTATTATCAGTAGAATCTGGATCAATACTAATAACAAAAGTATTTCCGCCAACTGTACCAGATATAGATCCCGCGGCATTCATTATTACACTAGCACCGGTTGATACTTCTCCATCATATATATAATCACTTAAATCAACAGTGGCTATTGTTTCATATCCACTTGATTGTGTTGAGCTACTTTTTACTGTAAAATTCATACATAAAGAAGCAAAGCATCCACACACTTCTATTTTATGAGTAGACCATGTACTAATTCTTGATAAAGTAGCTGGTGTAAAATTAATATATCCATAGTTTTTAAGTTTATTAATTTGATTATCTAAAGCATTTAAACCGCCAGAATTTACCATAACCAAATCTGTAGAAGTAAATATAGTGCCAGCTGTAATTGCCGCAGCCGCAGTATATAATCCATCTGTAATATCAGTAATTGTACTATTTTTTACAATTACATACTATCCTTTTGCAACATTTTGTGTTGCCGTATTTCCATTAACTACAATACCGACTTCATTTTGTAATGCTGCTATTTTATTATTTAGAATATCAAATTCTGTAGATGTAGTTTCTAAAGGCCTAAAAGCTTTAGCCACCTATTGCATTAATGTTACTGTTACATCTGAAGTACCAGCAACTTCATTACAAGTTAAAGTAATCTCACCAGCAGAAGTAGTAATAGTGATATTGTCACCAAATGTGTCTGGATTTGAACATTCAATTTGAATTGGTTTCATAGTTGCCGTAATAGAAGAATTTTGAGTTGCATGTGTATAGGATCCACTTGTATTTGTTACAGTATCTAATGTAACTGTAAATGGCTATATGCCAGGATCATATAATCGAGACATTGGTATTTTCCTCCATATAATTGATATTAAGCTGTACGTTTCCACATATAAATAGCTACGTTTGCTGGCATACCTGCAGTATGTGTATGGCCTTGGCCGCCACCAGTATTATTCGGAGTCCTGTACCTAACATAATCACTGCCTGAGCCAGTTAATGAATTTTTCCCTAAAGTACCATCTGTTACATGAGCAAGAAAACCATCATATCCCGTTGGATATCCATGTGTATGACTCGGAATTTCATTCACTGTTAATGTATGACTTCCAGTTTCTCCCGCACTATTATATGTTCCACCAGTTTCCGTAGTTGTTGTTTTCAACACATAATCTCCAGTAATAGCTTCCCATGTTCTATTAGTGGTTAAATAGGAAGGCATGGAACTATTAAATGAGATATAAACGCTTCCGATTGGATATAATGCATCTATAACTGTATTAATTGTCGCCGTAGAAACTATTTCTTCACTATTCTTATCTACAATTATTAATTTTAATTCTAAAGAACTACTTGGTAATGAGTTAGTTGTAAACTAATATCCACCAGTTACTTTTTCACCGTCTAAAGCTGCAGTTAAAACAGAGGACGGAGCTGTAATAAAATTAACTTCAATTAAACAGGTTGGAGTTACTACCGCATTAGTCCAAGTATATGTGTAAACATTATTACTTAATGTCCAATCTGTAGTTGCAATTGTTATATTATATTCTGTATGTACATTCGCGCTTAGTTTTGTACCGCCTGTAGAATCAGCGTTACATCCTACATAAATATTACCTTGGAGATATTCATTACCATCCCAATCTAATGCCCGCGCGTTTGAGCGTGCATCATCCGCTGTTCCATTACCAATGATTTCTGCATAATTCATTTGAGGCACTTCTGTCCACTCGCTTGTAGTAAAAGTGCTTGAATTATTTGCTGTTTTACATACATATCCCTTTACAGTGGTTACATCATTAGAAGTTGTTGTAACTTTTACTTTATCTCCAATAGCATATGAAGTTTCAGCGACCCATTCTGGCCAAGAATCGTATGAATCGGGAACATTAAATTTACCTGCGGTAGTTGAGGATTGACCGTTTGCAATAGTATAATAATTCTATGCATGAGACGCTCCACCGCGCGCGATAGAATTATACCCTTCAGCATGTGCAGACCAACTTGTAGCAGAAGTTGATTCGCCTTCTGCGTGTGATGAAAAACCAGTAGCATTTGTACTAGAGCCTTCTGCGTGTGACATAGTACCAGAGGCAGTTGTACCATTTCCCTCTGCATGTGATTGCGCGCCAGAGGCAGTTGTATCGTCTCCCTCTGCGTGTGAGCAATAATTAGAAGCAATAGTACCAAACCCCTCTGCATGACTATATGCCTATGAAGCAAGACTCAAATATCCTTCCGTATGCGCATTAGGACCTGTTGCAGCGGTCTCATAACCTTCCGCATGTGATCCCTAACCAATTGCAGCGGTATTAAGACCTTCTGAATGTGACTAATTACCAATTGCTCCGGTAGCATAAGTAGTAGAAGTTATGGTAATTGAAGAACTACTACGATATCCCTCTGCATGACTATCAGTTCCAGAAGCAAGGGTGGTTGTTCCTTCTGCGTGAGAAGACTGACCAGAAGCAGTAGTAGAACAACCTTCAGCATGAGAATAAGCCGCTGAGGCCGTAGTTGTTAATCCTTCTGCATGCGCGGCATTACCACTAGCAGTTGTTGAATATCCCTCTGCATGAGAATACATATTTGAGGCAGTAGTGGAACTTCCTTCTGCATGACAAGTTAATCCGCTTGCAGTCGTCTAAAATCCTTCTGCATGAGAAAAATAACCAGATGCAGTAGTACCCTATCCTTCTGCATGAGAAGCCACCGCAGAAGCTGTTACATCATTACCAAATGCAAAACTTGCTGTACCCACTGTGCTATTAGCAAGTCTGCCACGACTTAATGTTGTATCAAGAACTGTATCTGCTTTATCCGCTTTTCCACTAATATCTGAAGCAGTCATATATGTTTCAGCTAAATCTGTTGCAGGAATGCCACCGCTTGGCTTAGTATATTTTGCTTCTATAGCAGCTTTAGCTGTTGTGCTATCACTAGAGCTCATTGGCATATCATCCGCGGTCATAGTATTACTTAAAGTAACTTTATCACTACTCCATGATACACCTAACTTAGAACCACTAGCTACTGCAATTTCTTTTATACTTGCTTTTCTTACGGTAACGGTCCACGTGCCGCCATTTGAATTGGTTAATTTATATACATAAACTTCATCACCCATTGCTGTTGCACTATGAGATGACATAGAACGATAGTATTGAAATTCAACATTAGTCGGGTTAGTAGCATCGTTAACATATGCCATAAATGCCATACGAGTCTGACTTCCAGTTTTAGGATTACTATTAGAAGAAGCACGGCAATATACTATAACATGATTATTATAAGCATTAATAAAATCTTGCCAAGTGGAATTACCATATGATAATATTACCATTGGCATACCGCCATCTTTCCAGGTGCCATCACCAGCTAAAAATTTATTTACATCAGCGGTTGTTGGTGTTGGTACAAGGCCGGTTGCGCCAACAGTGGTTGATGTCGCGCCTAGCATTGTATCAATACCATCTAATTTTATTTTATCAGTGGTACTCATAAGTCCATGAGTACTTTGGGTTGCATCACCCAAAGTACCCGTGGACCGCGCGCCACTTTTTGTATAAAACACTTCGCCCTCAATAACGTCATTTGATTCAGCTGTTGTATCACTAATATCCATAATAGTGGTATCCCCAAACTAAACTTTATTTACATATTCATTATTTGCCATTTGCGTTCATTCTCCTTATGCCGCAGGATCTACAGTACCAATTGTAACAGTTTTTCCTCCTGCCGCATTATCAGTTTCACTATAAGCAATTGCAGACACATTAATCTATGTAATACTATTATAATCGCCCAAATCAGATGGAGTAATAGTTTGAGATGTGGTATATGGTGTTACATTTGCAGATGTAGCTTTGACACTTTCACTGCCACTCATAGAACCCTCTACACCTAAAATCGTAACACCAGAGCGAATGTTAGTAGCAATTAATTTAGCTTGTTCTGTAGAATCAATACTAACTTTACCAGAACCATCATGATAACCAGCTGGTACAGTATATTCACCAGCTTTGGTACTAATTGTACCGGTTACTCCGCCGCGATTTGTCATGGTGCCAGTAACCTTACTTCCGTTAACATATGCCGTTTTAGTTGCTAGAATTTCCGCGGCCACGGCTGTGGCATCAGAAGTATCTGCGTTATAGGTACATGTACCAGTAGTTGCTTCACCAGAGGGTAGATGGAATTTGATACCACTTAGTACCGACGCTCTAGTAACATCATCCTATGTTAAGTCAATTAGTGTATCTCCACCATAAATTACTTTATTTACATATTGATTGCTCGCCATAAAGCTCACCTCTTATCCAATAGTTGCTGTATAACCACCAGCTAGATTACTAGTTATAGCATAAGGTATTGGTTCGACAATTACATCATGCCGTAATACCTTATTTTCTGTTCTTAATATAGAAGACATAATTGGGAGTGGAGTCACAACATATGTTCCTACATATTCATCAGGATCAATAATAGTTGCTTCCTATTGAATAATAGATCCCAATTGACTTTGAAATTGTTCAAAATTGCCTTCATATCCTGTTTTTATTACTATTTTATATAATTCTCTAATATCATTTAAAATATTAATATTTTCCCAAGGATATATGGTTTGTATTTCATTCTATGATGGTGGTATGATAGGAAGAGCATAGCGTCCTTTTATTGCTTCCATATTTTATCCTCCTATATTATATCATATAATGTAATTACCTGTCAAATATTTAAAAATTTAGTCATCATATATCCAGTTTTACCTTGATAAGTTACACGAGTCCATTCATCGTCTAATACCTAGACTCGTTCTCCTTTATCAACGCGTGTTAATATGGTTCCATTAGTTGATGGCGTTGCGCGTAATGCAACTTTTGTCGCATTTACAACTGCGCTTTTAACTGTCCCAGAGGGAGTATCATCTGCTGGCTTGGTAGATGGTGTGGAAGAACCACTAGAGCCATAATCAACACCCTTTAATTCTCCCCATTCATTCCATTTCTTATTGCTTACGTCTGTCATAACAACACCGACTTGTGTTCCAGAAGCTTCAATAACTTTACCATTACCAATATATAATCCTACATGAGATCTATCATTTCCATTCTTTAATGTAAATACTGCTGTCCCAGGTTTTAATGTTTTGCCATCTGAGCGCTTTCCATTATTTAAATTACCCTTTGAAGTACAATATTTATCCCACATAGTATTGGAACCATGATACATATATCCACCCAATTCTTTAAAAGCCCAATAGAAAAGACCCGAACAATCTGTTACATATTTTCCGATCCACTTAGAACCATAAGTTGCGGCATAGTAATATTTATCACTTTTTGCGCTTGAATTACTTTTCCAATTGGAACCATACTTATTTTTCATATAAGAAATTTTATCATTCTATAAAGATTGTGTCCACATAGTGTGCCACTATCCTAATATATAGCCCCATTTATTATCATATGCGTATTGGAATTTAGCAATTAGATTAACCGTTGTTATCGTCGCCATCTTCCTCGCCTCCTTCCTCTTCCCATTGTGCCATTAATTCTTCATTAATGGTCTAATCCATAAGTTGTTCATCTTCAGCCTGTTCATCCTAAGTTTTAATAGCCTTATCAATTAATCCAATGCGGCCCATCATATTTTTGAAACCGCCTTTATCTACCCAACGTAAAATAAACTTATCACTAAAGATATATTTTTCGCCCAAACTATTAATTAAATAAGTTCCCTCATTAACAAGCATAATCCAGTCTAAATTTGCGAGGGTGGATGCCAGGGCAACAGAAGCATCTGGTTCTATTGCCGCGGCTATTAACACACCAAATCGATATAGCGCCCAAACCCAACAAATAAATTTACTCATCCATTTACTATATTGTAGCGCTGCCGCGGGTGTGCGACCTTTTTTCTTCTTCTTGCCCATAAGCATCCCTCCTTATTATTTACTATACATTTCTTGTAATGCCTTAATCGCAGCTGATTTGTTAATATGACGTTCATGCATATAATCATAAATTGCCATCATAGGAGCAGGCGGTTCGCCCTTATCTTTCCTATACCCTTCAATTAAAGCAACTACAGCATCATGTGATAATTTAATTGTGTCCATTAACACAGTTGATTTGTTATAGAAGGCGCGCGAAGCTATAGGATAATCTTCTTTATACAGGATAGCTTTTTTCGCGCATTCTTCTGCATAATCTAGAGTCTTTTCAATGTCTTCAGACATACATTTAATTATTTTCATAACCGTTTTCACCCCATTTTAAATGATTATTCATTTATAGTTTTAGTCCATGCTTCACTCTTATGTACTAAACCGCTACCACCGGTAATTTTATCGGCTACAAATGTAATATTTGGGAACCGTGAATTACCAAATCCATACTCTAAATAAGTGTGATAAGTACGGCAAGCCGTAGCATAATCACTCTTTACATCAATTCCTTTTGTATAAGTATCTCCATCATGACGGATAAAATGTACAAAGAAATCACGTGGTTTTTCGCTATACCAAGTTTCATTATAACCTGGTACGATTTCATCATTCTCATTAGTTACCATACAAGAAACATATTTCATGTTTGGATAACTTGGATTATTATAAGCGGTTTTCATTTGACTATGAAATGATTGAATTGCGGAATCAAGTGTATCATGCACTTCAATACCTGTAGTATAGGAGTCTCCATCCTTACGAATACGATGGAGAAAAAACTTATTTTCCATAGTATCTACCTCCATTTATTATTCTAATACCATTAAAACATCAGATTTATATTCGTCTGGAATTGGAGTTCCATATTCAATTGCGGCAATAGCTTCAATTGTATTTAATGCATTAACATAAGTTTTTAATGCATTATAATAACTAATATGATAATTTTTAAATGTTGTTGCCTCATTGATAATTTCATTAATTTCTTCAGCGCTATAGAAGGTACATTCTTCTCCATCAGCGTGATAGGGAATTAAGGACTACATTTGCGCCATTACGCCCAAACTCATTAAATTTAACTAATCCTGCGTAGTAAGTGAAAAATGATGAGTTTCTCCACGTAATTCTAGATCAAATCCATTCTCAATAGTTGTACGACATTGTGTATTTAACTATTGAATCTTTAATTTTTTCATTTCTTCTATAGTAATTTGATCATAGAAATTAGTAGTATCTTCTTGTGGTAGCTCTTCACTTAATTGTAAAGCTAAATTTTCATTATAAACCGTCTATTCATAATCTTCTTCTAATAATGTATTTAATTCTTCATATTCTTCCTAAGTAATAGTTAATACTGTGGCATTTAAATATAAATATGGTATGGTATCGGTTATTGGCGCCATCCAAGTATCTCTATAGTAGACGCCCATATAATCAACTAGTTCCCCGTCATTTTCTGTTGCGGGGCCGAGGAACTGCTATCTTCTATTATATCTACGAAAATTATTAGAAGAAATAACCCCTATAAAAGTTTGATCTTTTATAATTTTATAATAATTCATAATATTCCTCCTTTAAGAAAGAAAAAGGGATAATAACCGATATTATCCCTTTTAATATTAAACAGAAAATTGGAGACATAGACCATTATTTGTTGCATATGGTTCGTCTTGATAAGTTTGCTTATCAACACCAGATGCAGACACAGTATAATAGTTTTCCGCTGGCCAATTAGTTACCATCGAACGAGTCCACCATGCATCTGCAGCAACCCAGCCACCGCTTGCACAAGCAAAGGCATCACCAGTCTGAACCTAAATATTATATTTTTGTATTTCATCTTGAGTTACATACATATATGCACTATAGCTATTACTAGTTAATAACCAAATATCGCCCGCCTAAACAGGATATTGAGATTGAGTATAAGGATTATAGCTATAACGATAGAATTTAGCAGTACTAGAAATGCTTCTACCTCTAAACTTAATTTTATTATATGATAAGAAAGCAGATTCTATAGTTGGGCTTCCTGTACCCTCATACCTATAAACACGATTATTTCTAGCAGCAATAAACCAAGGAATAGTACGTAATGCTTCTCTATTGAATGGCATTCCAGCATCATTATTACCATTGGTTCCAGTATAAACCTCTTGTTCACTTGGAATAAAGATATAATCACCAGTTGTAGAATAGCGTTGTCCATCAGTGACAGCATAATATTGTCCGCTAGAAGAATTATATCCTTTACCATAGCTATAAATAGGAGTTGCTTTAATAATTGAACGATAGGCTATAGGAATACCAGAATAAATTCTTGTATTACAATAGTCTCTTAATGGAGTTTCACGCCAACCATTAGAAGTTGCAACAGTAGTTGTTCTAATAGAATAAGTTTTTTCACCTAGCAGACTATCTGCTATAAATGTTAAACCAACAGAAGCACCATTATCTGATCTATCTGGTATAATTTTGTAAGTACCAGTAGTTCCATCATTAAAGCCTTCTAATTCAAATTTAATTTTTTCATGACACCATTGCGCTAATTCAGTACAAGCACTCGCACCTAAGTCATCATGCCATAATTTAGACCAATAAATACATCCATTAGCAAAATCGGTGCGTTGATATTGTTCATAATCAATATTATACATCTATCTTGCACCAAAAATTAATGGCATTGTTGTATATGAATCAGTTGTTTTTGTTAAGATTGTAGATTGCACAGTGGTCCCGTAAGTTGTTTCCGGTTCTGAATAATAAATATATAAATCTTTACTATTCTTAGGTTTACGGATAACAACCACATCTCTATAAAATCTACCACTACCGGGACTATTATTTGCTTCTCCAGCATAACCACCTATTGTTATAGCATTTGATGTACTGCCCCAACTAACCATAGTATGATATTTACTATTACTATCTTGATTAAAGAATAGTTTAAAACCAGTTTCAGTACCATTAGTAAATTCATAACATGAAGCTAAAATACCAGTAGAATTAATTATATTAGGAGAACCATTTTGATATACTGGAGTAAATTTATAATCTAATACTAAAGTAAATGGTTCATCATCTTTTAATAACTATAAGTTTGGTAAAGAATTTGTTCCATCATAAACTTTAACATTATTCTGATAAGCTCTATCAAAGAAGGTATCATTAGAAATTAAAGTATTAGAAATAACATTTGAGAACTAATAATCATTACCCATTGTAATTTCAATATAATCTTTAATTAAATTATCATTACCGCCCAATAAATTAATTCTAGTTGTATTATCAACTTGTCCTAATGCATAAATCTATGCTGGGGTTAAAGAATTTAATCCATTAGCTAATAATTCTTCTTTTGTTGGTAATAATCCCTCATCAAATAAAGCATTAATATTAAGATCTCCTGTAATATAGCCGCTACTCTTATCCCAGCCTTTAAATGTACGTGCTACAGTTGTAGAAGTATTATAACTATTGGCCGGAATATATGATGTTACAGCCTCAGAGCCATAAGCAATAGATTGCGTATCTACTGGATCAGCGCCACCTGCGAACCATTTTACAGTGTATTGTCTTGGTACGGCGGTGTAGATCGCTCTATAATAACAATCTTGATCAACTGTCGTTCCTTGCATAACGGATATATCAGTATGATTATTAGGATTAAAGCGCATCCAACCACTATATGCTACATAATTATTACCAGTTTGTGTACCAAATATATATGTTTCAGATTCACTCATTGGTTTTACTGGTGGTTCTTTTGCTTCATGTGTACCATCTCCAGCCACAGGGTCATACACAATACCTATTTGATCAAGATAATAATCATATTCGCTTAATCTAGTTGTACCATCAGCATCATAGAAAGAAATTTTATATTGAGGAATAATCTTATTTTCATCAATATTTAAAGTTAAATCAGGTTCCCAAGCTTCTCTATAACTTTCAATAAATTCTTTCTTAATACGACTTTCTGGATTTAAGTCAATACGACCAGATAGATAAGATTGCGGTAATATATAACCATTATGATCAATACCTTTTAATAATAATAATCTATCTAAAATATCTTTACTTGTAAGTTCATATAAATGTCCAGTAGAATTATACCAGTCTAATCCAACTAAACGAACAGTATCTAAAGCTGTAGCAGTATTTAAAATTGTTAATTCATCTAATAATTTACAATTCTCAATCTGTAAATTAGTAAGTCTACTATAATCTCTAATAGTTAAATTAGTATTTGATAAAAGATTTAAATTTTTTAATACTAAAGCCGTTGGTTTTTCAATTACAGCAGTAGTTAATTTTCCACCGTTAGCAAATACATAACCGGTAAAGCCAGATCCTTTTGCATTAATTGTTGTTAATTCAGGACATCTACTTAAATCTAATGTATAATTAGCATTTCTTAAGTTTTGAATAATTAATGTTTCTAGAATTGGATTATCAAGTGTAACTTCACTTGTACTAGTCATATTAGGATTATAATAGCCCTCAATATCTGAACCAATAGTAAGAGAACGTAGTCTAGTTGCCGCGCCAAACTAACAGCTACTTGGATATAATAAAGATAAATCTCCAATAGCTTGAATCATAGAACCAGAATCAATATCAATAACAGAGTTAGATAATGACATATATCCTAATTCTGGGTGCGCTTCATCTTTATAGAAAGCAATTGTTACTGGTACATTTTTCTAACATTTAACTGTTTTTTCATTTGTACCAATATGAATAGTTAAATAACATTTATTAAACATGGTAATAACAAACTCAGTTTTTGCAGAAGGCAGATTTTCATTTTCTACAGCTTCACCACGAATTGTAATAGATTGATTTCTACTAAATGGGCTTAAGTATTTTGAAGACATATAAATTTCTTGATATGTTTCAAAATGAGAACGTTGATGAATTTTTTGACCACCATCTAAGAAGTTAATCCATGTTGTTTGCATATTACTATCATTACTTTCATAAGTACGTAGATAATCATACCAATAACATTCATTCCACACACGTTCTGGTACTTTACGTTGTTCAGAGGTTAAATAAGTATGATAAACTTGGCTATCCCAAGCGCCATAAGTTTCACGATTAATAAACATACGTTGACATGCTTCATATAGATTACTAGCAAATACAAACCATACAGAATCATTACCATTAAATACAGCAGTTGTACCAGATCTATAAGTATCGTTTGCTTCATTACCATAATCGAATACTAATAAACCGTTATTATTATTACCGTCTGCTGTATCATTATCATAGTTCTTGCTTAAATCCCAAATCCAATAGCCGGGAGTATCATCTATTTCTTCACCATTTACATAATGATTGGTTTCATTAGAAGACCAGAATGTATTTTTTGCTACATTATCAACCATTGTATGGCGTTCAATAAAACAGAAATGATATATAATAGAGTCCATAGCCATATAATCTTCACATTCTGATAGCATTTTAGCCATACGATAATTAAATGTATCATGAGTATATGTTCCAGCAAATCTATCAATAACTAATCCTTGTAATACTTGTTCATAATGACGTCCGGTCCTATTAACAATAGGACGATTATGGCCTTTAAATGTATAAGCGCCGAATGTCACGGATTCTGATAAAGCATCACCAGTCGCGGCATTAGGATTATTTGCTACCATCCAAGTAACAAAACGTTCCCACCCATCGCGCATAGCCTAAGTTGTCTTATTTAATTTTGGATAACGCATTTCATAGTTACTATCATGTCCTTCTTGAGTCCATTCAGAATCATATACTTTCATACGATGTGCATCAGATGTATTTTCCTTGATTTCAATACAACATTCTTTCTTTGAATGGAATACTTGTGTATTCTTTTTAGAATTACCTAAATTACCAATAGAATACATATAAAATTTATTAGGATCATAATTAGCACCTTTTTCACTAAATAGGTTAATTTGTTCACCTGTAGCGTGAGCGTCTCTAATAAATTGTACGCCCATATGGAACTCCATACAGTCACGAGCTGATAAACTAGGATATGGCTAGAATCGATCATACCATTCAGCATTGCACATATTATTGACCTATTCACAAGAAGCAAAATTAACTTTCATATTAGCATAAGTAATTGGAAGTGCATCAGAACTTAATTTAAATCCAGGTGTTTCTTCCTGTAATAAATCTTTAACATTAGTTGTTGTACCACCGCTACGCGCAACAGTATAAAGTTCTCCACCTTCAAAGTTAATATCTGTATTTGCCGCCCCATAGCGGTAGTTAACAGAAGAAGTACCCTAAACAGAAATTGTTCCTATACCTCTGAGCTAATCATCTTCTGTGCCGCCTTTGTAAATCTATTCAAATCCACAACCAGAAACTTTATCATCTTTTGCATGGGTCATACGCGGAATATCATATTTCCATACACGACAATTTGGGTTTTTATCTGCTAATTTTTCTGGATCAATTTCATTCATATCATCTAAAATATCATTACGATTATAACGTAATGCTATTTCAGTAGCATTTGGAGCATCGGCAATAAAATTAGCTAAATGACTATCTCTATCTAAGAATGTTTTATAAATTTTAATTAAATAGATATATACATCACAAGTTTGAGAACCAATAACAATATTTTGTGGAGTATTTTGAACAAAGTTTTCTGCATCTGTATAAGCACGAGCACTACTCATAACGCCATCTACCCATAGCATCATATAATCAGCAACATTAGCATTTTTCTAATATATTTCAAACTCAAGTTCAGTATACTCATTTTCACCATATTGAGTGGTAATAGATTTACTTGTACCTCCTAATAAAGCGTCATGTGCATTCATTCTAAAACCAGTGTATTGGGTTTCATTCTATTGAGTTTCACTATTATAAACTTCTTGACTTGTCATACAATCGACAATAGATGTATCATAATTACTACAATTTACTGCTTTAAATATAATTTTAACATCTGCACCCGTTGATTTAATATCATTAGCAAATAATTGATATGGAATAGTAAGAGTAGAACCAGCTTTAACACAAATATATTGACGAATATTATTATTCTCATCAAACTCTGTCTTTAAACCACCGTTGGTCCAATCAAAATTTTCAGAGAAAATAAGTTGTTTTGCAATATTATTACTACCATCAATAGTATATGCTTGTAATGCTGCATTACTGGTAAAATCACTAGCTTTTAATTTAAGATCATAACCACCAATTTCTTGAACTCCTTCTAATTCTAATTCTTCTACGACTACAGTAATTAATAATGACGCTGTACCAGAATCAATACGTAATAAATGAGTACCTTCTAAATTTGGTGTATAATACCAGTAATGAGTAGTCCTATCAATATTAGACCAAGTATCAACTAATACATCGTCTACATATAATGTAGCATTAGTTTCTAATCTTGTCGGATCATAAACTACTAATGGAATTGCTTCTGTATCATACTGTGTCATTGTAATGCTAGTTTTACTAGTAGAAATAATAGGAGTTGAAAGACCAGAAACGACAACAATTAAAGAATGATGTACACTCTAAGAGGTTTCCTGTCGTCCATTAATTGTACCAGTCATATACATTTCTACTGAGTGACTGCCATGACTTAGGTCATTGTTAATTTCTAAGGTCTATATTAAGCCATTGGTACTTGTTGTTGAAGTAAAATGTTTTTCTGCTTCTGTATCTTTATCAATATAAATATGAGTAGTTTTTTCAATTCCTGTACCATAAGGAGTCCACCTGAACTAAATTTTATTACCATCCTAAATAGTAGACTCATCATAATTCCAGGTTAGATAAAATTGTACCATGTTGATAGTCCAACTTGTACTAGAAGCACTATCATTATCACCACCAGTATTTTTAGTAATACGTAAACGTACACTATTAACACCAGCAGATAAATAAGGAGCAATATTAAAAGTATTAACTACACGATTGGCTTCTGTTTGTTCCATTCCAGCCTAGAAGTCGGCGCTCGCCGTTGTAGTTTCTTTTAATTCACCATTAACATACCACTAAGCTGTTGCAGCACCAGTGAGTACATCTCCAGAAGCTTCCGCCGCGGTAACTGTAAATGATAAGTTACATGGAGTATCAGCTAATACTTGTAATCCATTCGCGCCAATACGATTAACAGTTAAAACACCACCACTAGAAGTGCCACCGCCGCCACCTTGCGGTAAATTAATTTCTTTAGTGTCACCAGAACTATCGGTAATAGTTAATTTATCTTGATTTTCAGATAGTTCAATATCAGTAATTGTTACGGGCGCATTTAAAGTAACTTTTTGTGGAGCATTAGTATTATTATTAATATAATAATTAAAAGCATAATTTTCATTAGCCACTGCTTCAATACTAGTTACTCTATCTGCAGCTGACTATGCAGCAGTTTCTAAAGCACTAATACGATTACCATAATCACTAATTTTAGTACTTGTATCTACTGGAATGGCTGGTGTAATGACTACCCAATCATTGTTAATATATCTATAATGACAATAACCATTGTTCACAGCTACATAATAATCAGTATTAGGATCAATATCAGCAACTGGTAATTGAGATACAACTTCTGCTGAAGAAGTACCGCTACCTCCACCAGAGCCACCGCCGCCACTAATTAATTTCCAATTACTTTCTCCACCATCTACAATCCATTTATAATAGTAATATTTGCCTTCTAAATCTGGACCAACAATATAATCTAAATTAGCATTACCAGACTAAATATTATTAAAATCACTTGTTGATATAACAGTTGTAGAAGTAACATTAGCCAAAGCACCTAGTCCAGATTCAATTGCTTCAAATCGCGCGTCTAAATCAGCGTAAGTGGTTGAATTATCTAATGTAGCGTTATTAATATTAGTTACAATATTAGAAATAACTCCTTCTACAGTTGTAATACGTTCATCAAGACCTCCATTATCAGAACTATCATTTGGATCTGCAGTATGAGAAATAGCGTACTCAACATCATCAAAACGATTATCTAATGTATCATTTTCTACATCTTCACGATGTGCCCCAATAATTTCACCAGCACTAATTGCGGTATTATTTGCGGTAATTTGTGAATCAGTATATGTATGAGCACCAGCAGTCATCATATTTACATATCCTTGTACATTGGCTTCCCCGCTTAAATTACCAATACGTGAATCTGTATAACTAGCTGCAGTATAAGTAGAGCCAGTAGGCATTCCTAATCTACTTTCTAAATAACTAACAACAGTACTATAAGTCTATAAATCACCAATCTTATGATCAATAGCATCTGGAATAGTAACACTTGTAATGGTACTTATTGCTGAATCAATACTATTTAGACGTGCGTTTAAAGTTGAGTAAGTATGACCCGTACCACTAATTGCCTATGAAATAGATTGCCATGCAGTTTCAGCATCACTAGCTGCAACTGCAGCAACGCCGCCTACCTCTTCAATACTATTAGATATACTTACTAAGCGTGCATTTAGCGAACTCCATCCCTATGTAGCCTCATCCATAACATTCGCTGATCTATCTAAATCATTTAAATGTTCTGATAAAGTATTATAACTCTAATTTGTGCCTATCATTGCTGAATTACGAGCACTTAAATGGGAGCCATTTACTTCTGATATTACATTTGTAATACTATCAACCATATTACTAAAACGTGATGTTGTATCAATTAAACTAGAAACTTTTGATGTAAGATTTCCATCATTGAAGCCATTGCCAACTTTGGTATTAATTATTGCTATATTACTTGCATTTTCTTCTGACATTGTATGCGCAGAAGCAATACCAATTTCCATATGATTCATATTATTACGTGTAATAGCTTCATTTACACTCCAAGTATGACCAGTATATGCCATATTATTTACCTCCTTTTTCTCAAATTTTCAGATTAAGAAGCATAAACTTCTTTCTAACAATTTAGTACAAACTAAAAATGGTAATAATAGTTTTAGTTTTCTATAAATAAAAAAAATGCGGCTTTACGCCGCATTTTTATACAGTCCTTTTATATACATCTATTGCAAAATATGATGGTTCGAGCATAATTGTATGATAAGCTCCAGTGAAATCATGTGTATGACCGTTACCCCCTCCAGCTGCTTCAACAGTACCATTAACAGATACAGAATGGGTATGAGTTAAACTAACAGTCGCGCATGTAATTTTATGAGTATGTGTTCCGCCGTTAATTGCTGCGCCTCTAAAATCGCCATCATTCGAATTCCATAACCAGTCTCTAGTAGTACCAGATGTATTTTTTTGGCCACGTGACCAACAGCTACTGTGATTTGTATGCGCGCCATCCTTAGCGGTAGTTACACTATGAGAGTGTGTTGTGGTTGCACTATCGGTATTTCCTCCTGATCCAGAAAAAGAATGGGTATGAACCGGCATTTCACTTAATTGTAAAGTATGTGAACCAACAGTACCATCCGACTAAAATGTAGTCATTTCGGAACCACCTGTTGTACCAGCAACTACACTAGTAGATGCTCCAAATAAGTATTTATCTGTAATTTGTTCCCATTCGGTTCCAGGAAAAAGATGTGCTGGATCTACACCAACGCTTAAATATATACTGCCCACAGGATAAATTAAATCAACAAGAGATTCAATAGTTGCTATCATTAATCTCCCTCCTATTATTTAACATAATATTCCAATAATTTTATGTAATGAAAAAACAAAAATTTCTTTCTAATATATTATATCATGTAAAAGAAATTTTTGTCAAATATTTGATTATTCATATTCTTCTTCTAATTTTTGTTCTAATACTTTTATATATTGAGTTAAATAATTAGTTATTTTTACCATATCGGTTTGATTAATTTTATAATAGTTTCCTAATGGATCAATAATTGGTGCTTTCAGTATTGGTCCAAGTGTATTTTTTATATCTGTTATTTTATCGTTTATTCCATTATATAATTCAACCGCATCTTTAATTGTCATTTAATTAATCCTCCCATTCACATTTAATGGGGTCAAATTCTGCAATTGGTTTTAAAAATTTACGTGCTTTCTAACAGGCTTCTTCAATAGAAGTAGCTTTTACCATTAACTCTATTTCTACAATTTCAATATCTCTTTCTTCAAATCGAGTGGTTCCTTCAACCCTATACCAATCTTCAATCATTTTATTTTCTCCTCGGCAAAGCCATCTTCCGTAGTATACATTATTTTTTTAATATTCAAATCTCGCAGCATTGCCATACAGCTAGGGCACGGCCGCGAAGGTGCTAATTTCCCATTCTTGTATTCTCTATAGAGGTAGATATGGACTTTCGTCCAGTCCAGACTGTCTCCAAATTTCCAGCGCAGCTTCTGAATTAATTGAGTCTCACAATGCGCCTTACATGGGGTATCCGCGGGTTCATATCTATAAACATTATAATGCGCCTGAAGTGGTGAGGTTTTATTAGTGTTCCAAGCATCTGCTACAATAGACCCCTTATATACTGCAATCGCGCCAATAGCAGGAGCTGATCTAGTACCTCGATAATCCGAAAATCTCGAAGCTAATTTTGCAAATTGAAAATATCTTTCTTTCATATTTTTCACCTCTATAAAAAT